TAAGCAAGGCAGTCAGTGAGCAAAAAGCCATAATTTTGAGCGATCACTTTGTCTTGGTGGGTATGTTCGAGCCATACAGTGCGCTTTGTCAAAGCAAGATCATCATAAGCACCACTTGAGAAGCCGGCATACTCGAAATTGAGCGCGGCCACTGGCATGACTTTAGTGCCATTTTTATTGCTTACTGCGTCACTGCCTTTCATGATGCCCATGAATACAGAGTCATCTGTCCAGATTTGAGCTTCGCTTGAAGTCAAGCCAGCGTTTGCGGTCTCTTTACGAGCAGAGCCAACAAACACATTTTGCACGCCCAAAACTTCTTTGAGAACGCTAACCACCATATTGTCTTGCATGATTCTATTGCCTGCTGCTGTACCAGATGCAGTATTGCCAGCAGTAAAGAATCCTCTAACATCTGGAGCTCTAGACAAAGCACGCAAAGCGCCATAGCCTAGAACGAGAGTATCTGGCAAGATGCCATGGGCATTTGCACGGATAACATCGATGAGAGCATGAAGATCAGTTAAAGGTTCAGCACCAGCAGAATTCCATTGAGTGCCCTTTGAGCCATTGCCTAAAGATGCTACTGTTGATGTATATGATCCCCAGTTGCCAGCACTAAACAATAAATTTGCGAGGCGTGATTCACGAGCTAGAAGCATTGCTCTTTGTACTTTTTTAAAAGAGCGAGTTTCTTCGTTGCCGGGATATTGAGAATAAGCGATATCTTCTAAAGCGATGCTATCGGACAAAGAGTAAATCTTAGCGCTGTATGTAGTGCTAGTGCGATCAAAGTTGCCGATTGTTTGACGACCAGAGCCGGGAGCTCTTTCAGCTGATACATCTGGAGCGCCCATAAAATTGCGAGTTTCTTCGATGAGAAGAGTACCGGTAGGTCCAACGGATGAAACATTAACTTTTTCAATAACTTGATCTGCAATGAGTTGACCATCACTAGGGATCGCTTCAATGGCAAGATTTTTAAGGATTTCGTTGACTGGATGAATATTGCTATAGCTAGGATTTGCCATGTTATACTCCTAAAGATGGGCTAAATAAAACTTCGATTTGTTCGTTGCTTGAGCCGGCTGTATTGACATCATTAGCCAAGAAGCGCCCTGCAATAATTTGAGTGCTTGCACCAGAGCCGTCATAAGCATAGACTTTACCAGCAAGGCCGGGCATAACAAAGAAATGAGTGCCGGCGGTGATAGCGCCCCCAGCGATACATCTTGTTAAACCTAAAATGCATACATTGACTACATCGCCATTTGAGACGGCTTGTTGAGATACGCCTACAGGGACATCGGTAGATGCTGTGCATGGAGTCACTTTGCCGTCAGAGTCTTGCTTAACGAGTTGAAAAGCGGTGATGCTGGCAGATGCCACGAATGATTTATAAATGCTTTGTTCATTAAAAGCCATGATTACACTCCAAAATATTGCTTATAAGCTTGTGGATTTTCATTTTTAAAGAGGTCAAGAGCTTGCGCAAAAGTGATGCCTTTTTCTTTTTGAATTGATCTTACTTGTTCGCTCAAAGAGATGGGCTTGCTTGCTTCAGCGTGTCCGACTTCAGACAAATTGACGGCTTGATTTGCTTGTCTCTCAGAGAACATTTTCCAAAAAGATGGACTTTTGTCTTTGAGATCGTAGGCTTCCTCAGCTACTGCTTTTTCGCTAGGCACGATTTTGCCAGTGTTTAAAAGCGCATCGACTGCGTTCTTGCGTTCAGCGCTATGCTTTTCAGCTTGAAGCTTGCTTACTTGTTCGTTGAGGGCGGTGATCTTGATAGACATTTCATTCATCAATTTCACGCTAGCTTCGCTCATTGCCTTAGGCTTGTTATCCATGCCACATCCCATCGCCATAGGTGAGTCAGCTGGCTCATTAGGTTCTTGGGCATCTTCTTGCTTTGCTGCTTCATACTCAGCCTCAATCGCTGATAGTTTCGCTTCTAGTTGTTTGACGAGTGCGTCTTTTTCTAAAAGCATGGCAATGAGCTCATCGGGGCTCTTACCTTGTAATTCTGCTTGATCCATAAGTTTCTCCGATAAAAGAATACGATCTATTTTTGATTGTGATTGTGCTGGTCTAGGCGTTAAGGTGACGGCTAAAAGTTGAGCATCACCGATCTTATTTCCGCCGTCTCTAGCATAAACTGGGCCTATGATAAATTCGGGGCTAGACCATAGATTGCCCTCAGACTCCTCAACGATTTGAGCGCCTTTGGCTGTATAAAGAGGGTATGCATAAAGCCCATTATCCTTGATTTCAAGGTCAGCTATTTGCCCCAAAGCCATAGAAACATCAGGGCTAGAAAGACTAGAGGCATAAGGCGAGCTAGCATGATTCCAATCAATAATAACATGATCATTATTTTTTCGCTCATAAAATACTCTTACAATTTCCTCTAGGTCTTTTAGTGTGATAGTGCTTATTTTGTTGCCATTCATGCGACTATTTACATCGCCTAAAGCTAGTGTTAAAAATGGCTTGCCCTTGATAAGGCTGGCTACCGGTCTTAATTCGCTTAGTGCTTTATATTCTTGATCTGCTTTATCCATTTGTCCTACCACTTTTTTAGCCCATGTATATCCAGCATCACCGCCCCAACCATCCCAAGCTTGTCGCCCTTTGCCATATATCGCCCATGTTGAGCCTTGCTTATCGACTTCATGACGAGTGAAATAAGCAAGCATACGGCGTACGGTGTCTGGTGATAGTTGTTTTGCGTTGATTAAATCTCTTGCCCTTGCGATGCCTATGGGCGTCATGCCTCTTTGAGATGACGGCTTTTTTGCTCTATTGTCTAGCGCTCTTTTGGCTGCTTCTTGCGCGCCTTTAGGTGGGGTAAAATCAATGTGGCTATATTTATCAGGTACTGCTAAATTCATTAATTCGGTTGCATTTTTGAGCTGTCTATTGATCACTTGCTTTTCAAATTTACTCATCTCTAAGACTCCTCAATCTCTCTGCCATAGCAAGAGAAGGATTTTGAGCCACTTGCCTATCTTGGCTAGTGCGCACTGCCTCAATGGGCAATTCGCCAGCGCCGATCCTTTGTCTTATCGCGCGCTCTAGATTATCATCTGGGGTAAGCAGTTGACTTGATACTAAGGCTGGCAATGAATTTAAGGCATCTGTAAGCTCGTCATTGTCTAGGCCTGTATGCACTAGACGGGGCAATTTACTAGATTCGATCTTGCCATAATTGAAGTTGATTAAGCGCCCGATTGTACCACCACCGGCGCGATCTTGCCCAGATATAGCAGATGCTACTAAATCGAGAAAATTAATGCACGCTCTTCTAAATACAGATAAATGCACTTCACCGACCGACCTAGCGCCAGTGTCCGAGATACCTAGGTTCAAAAATTGAGCCATAAAAGCTTGAGAAATTTGATTGTCACACTCTTGAATAACACGCAAAGCGCCATCTGGATTGAAGCCGGCTTGACTGCCAAAAGCTGAGAATTTAACAGCGGTATTTTCCACTAAATAAGACTGCTCTTGCGCTATATAAGATTGAGCTTGCCTTACCGCTTCATTGATCATCTCGCTAAGTTGCCCATCAGTGAAGCCAGATCGTTCAGCGACTTCTCTATCGACTGCTACTACTGGAGTAGGGATAGCCCAACGCTCAACGCCCACCGATAAGAGATTTGCTGTTCTTTGTTTTTGAGACCACCACCACCAGCATGGCCGTAATAGGCCAATACCCTCGAAATTTGAGCCAGTTTTATTTAAAGTCAATAACAGCAATTTTGATGCTGGTATAGGTTGAGGCTGTACGCCCCCCACCATATTTTGAATAACGCCATCAAGATTACGGCCGTCAGCAGATAGCCATCTTTGATGAGATGATGGCTCACGATCAGCATATTTTTTTAAGAAAATCTTTTCTTGTCCGATAGAGTCTTTTTCAATGCAATAAATTTCCTCAGCATATCGCCAGCCTTGAGGGATGAATTCCAATAGGTATCCTAGTTGTTCTTCCCATGATAAATCCATCATGCCACTATACCCATCAAAGCCAAAACATTCATTAGCGAATCGTGCTAGCTCCTCAGCTACATCGCTATCATCACCAGCCTTGAAAATCCATTTAGCAGATAATAAGGTCTGCTTTACCACCGCCCACGATCTTTTAACGATAGGATCAGTAGCGAGCATATCCTCGGCTGTGATTACCCAGTTTCGCCCTGTGAGTTGTGGATTTTGTTCTTTACCGCTCACATACCCAGATAAAAGATTTGTCCCGGGTATGCCGTAAGTTCTGTAAATGGGTTGAGCGTCAATATATTGAGTCTCTTCCCCTTTAGTCTTTAGCGTCATAGCTGGATACATATTTTACCTTTTGAAACATCTTGATACATACTTAAACATTATTGTAGATAGCATATTTAGAGAAAATCAAATAAAAATCAAATTATTGTCAGATTTAGAGACGCCAGCCCTAGAAACTGCAAAATAAAGAGAGCCGGCGTGTACTCAATGTGTGCGTTCCGGTCGCTAAAATCAATCAACAATAGGATATGTCAATCACAACAATGACAAACGCACTATTTTAACACAAGAGAGAGGCTACTTATTTCAATGTGCATAATCAAAAAGCAATTTTATATCTTGAGCGATGGTCGTATCTGGTACGAGGGTAAATCGTATGACGCTAAAGAGTGCGAGTTTTTAGAGGGATCATATTTAGTTCTCAATACAATAGATGAAAAAATTGAAAAGGCATCTAAAAAACAAGCTAAAATAGAGCCCGTCCACATACCACAAGAGAAAGAATTAGATATGTCTTTACCTTTAAATTTAGATATGCTCATCACATATCCATCTATCACATCTCAAGCGCCTGTGACTCACACGGCTATCGAATCACCAGCGCTACCACCAGAAATCAATCAGCTTCAAGAGCTGCTTAAAGTGACTGGCAATAATTTACCCTTGGCGATAGCCATCTTAATCGCATTAGTCTTTTACAAAGACAAGAAAAAGAAAGATCAAGAATCTCAAGACCATGCTATCGCTTGCGACA